CGGCCGAGGCGCGCTATTCGCAGCGCGGGGCATCCGAGTTCGCCCACCAGATCCTTGCCGAGGTGGACCGATGAGCATTGCCACACCTAGCGGTTGGGCAGACGGCAACCCCGTCCTGCAGCGGATCCTGGCGAGCGCCTGCCGGCGCACGATGCGCCCCTGGGCCCAGCTGGTCCGGGACATCCGCCGGCGGCGCCGGCAGCACCGGGAGCTCCCGGCCGATCGAGATCTGGAGCCGATGGCGATCGAGCTCGCGATCCGCTGGCGCGAACGCGCGGCGGGAAAGGTCGCGCTATGATGGACCCCATCCCCGAGCACGAGGCGCCGCCGACGTGGATTGGCTGGGCGCTGCTGGTCACCGGCATCGCCGGCCTCATTGCGGAGGTGCTGCTGTGATCGCCGCCGCTCTGCTGGTCGTGTGCCTGGTGGCCCTGCTGCTCGTTGGCGGCGCTCTGTTCGCCGCTGTTTGCATGGGCCGCTACGACGTGCGCTGGCCCGAAGATTTGCCGAAGGACGAGGCGCGACAGGCTGGGATACGCTGCCCCGGTCGGATGAGTGAAATGGGTTCCTTGGGACTCGTCCTTCGGCATTCCCCCCTTTTGATATGGCCCGCAAACGCACCCCATACGGATCCGGCAACTACCTGCATCCCCGAGGATTGGGTTCGGATTTTGAGCGCGCATTCCGCCGCATGGAGAGCGACGGGACGATGCCGCCGCAGGACCGCGGATGGATGCGCGCGGCGAGGCGTCAGGCTCAACTGCGCGCCCGCCGCGCCGCCCTCGCAGACGACGACAGCGACACCTAACCCAGCCCCACCGATGGACCGCCAGCCATCCGCAATTCAAGTCAGTGCCGCGTTGGAGACTTTGCGCGCGGCCGGTTTCACCCTTCAGGCCCCCGCCACGGAGCGCGTCCGCCTCCTGAGCCCCTCCGATGTCGCGGCCGCCGTCGGCTGCGGCCTGGACCGTGCGCGGGCGATCATCCAGCAGCTACCGCGCAGCGTGCGACTCCCCGGCAACGATCTGCGCGCTCGGCCCGACGACCTGGACGCGTGGATTGACTCCCACCGCATCGAGAGGAGGGCCGCGTGAGCCCTGGACTCGAGAAGGCGGTCAAAACGTGCCTGACGGGCTCCGAGAGGCTGTTGCGTGAGATCGGCCACACGGTGCCGCACACCCCCGAAACGGAGCGCCTGCGCTGGCTGGTGGAGTTTGCCGGCGCGTTCACGCGCGAGGCGTGGATCGCAGCAGACGGGCAGGACGCTGCAACGCCCGACCAGGTCGCCCAGCGGTGCAGCCAGTCGATGCGGCTATTTCAGAAGCTTTCCGAGGGCTGCGGCGTGGATGGACACGCGATGACTAGCCCGTCTCCCGCTGAGGCCGTGCCTGCCGTAACAGGCGCGGTTAAAGGCGCGTTGGGCCCTCGCCACGGTCTCGTTGGCGAGGACCGTCCCAGCGAGACCAGCGGGGAAGCGATACGTGGCAGCCGGCATCAATCCCGGTCGGCCCTCGGAACCCCTTTGGAGGTTCAGCCGTGAGCGAGAACACCCACCGCGAACCCTCAAATGGCGATTGGCTGGCGGAAGATGCCGCCGGCCAGGTTGCGCCAGCCAAGGTCGTCACCCGCAGCACGCTGCCGGCGAAGGACTGGGCCGACCTCGCCGAGGAGCTGCTGCAGCGTTACCCGGGCGTGGATCGGGCCGTGCTCCTAAAGCGCCTGCTCGCGCGCACGTTCTTCAACCTGCGGTTCGGCAACAAGCGCGAGGAGCGCGCGGCCTGCGACCTGCTGAACGACGTGCAGGAGATCGCGGCCAAGCTCCAGGAGGCCCAGCCGTGAGCGGCCCTTACCGAATCGGACCCACCAGGCCCGCGCTGCAAATGTGCGTGGCGGTGTCGTGGATGACCTCGATCGTCTGGCAATGCGCGCTTGGGCAGTACGGGGAATTCCTGCGAATCGACCTGGCATACCTCATCGCGCAGGCCCTGCTCGTGGTTTGGCAGGGTGTGCAGACGTTCAGGCTGTACAGATCAGTCAGCGAGGAGGCCGAGCCGTGAGCACTACCACCATTCCCGCGGAGCGTTTCCGGGCCGCCACGGCCGAGTCGGTGGCCCGCGCGGGTTTCCGCCGCGGGCATTTCCGTGTGTTCGAGTGCCGGCGCTGCTGCGAATGCGGGCAGGAAATCGAGGAGGCTGCGCGCCTGATCGACGTGTTGACGGATGAGGAGCGCCTCGAATCCCTGCTGCGCTGCGAGCGCTCCGATACCGTGGAGGCTGTCATGCTGTTGCGCGAGGACCTGGTGAGCCTGCGCACCGCTGCGGATCGCCTGCGGGCCGTTGGGAGCCGCCCCGAGTTCGTGGCCGAGCAGCTCGACGCCGCCGAGCGCGAGGTGGAGGAGCGCGCGGCCGTCATCCTCCACATCACGGACCGCTGGCCATGATGCAATTTCCGCGGCCAGTAACCGCGGACAGACAGGAGAGAAACCATGAGTGGGAAGACGAAGACGAAGACGAAGACGGACGGTGTCGATATGGGCCCCCAGCAGATCGCGGTGCTGGATCGCGGCTGGGTGTACGTGGGCAAGTGCCGACAGCAGGGCGACCAGCTGGTGATCCAGGACGCTCGGTGCGTGCGTATCTGGGGCACCACCTTCGGCCTGGGTCAGCTCGCCGCCAGCGGTCCTACGCCCAACACCAAGCTGGACGCGGTGGGCACCGTCGTTGCCCCGATCCGCGCCCTCATCCACCTGATCGCATGCAAGAGCGCCTGGTGACTCTGGACGGCTCCGGCTACGGCTCCGGCTCCGGCTCCGGCTACGGCTCCGGCTACGGCTCCGGCTACGGCTCCGTCTCCGGCTCCTGCTACGGCTCCTGCTCCTGCTCCGGCTCCGGCTCCGGCTCCGGCTCCGGCTCCGGCTCCGGCTCCGGCTCCGGCTCCGGCTACGGCTACGGCTCCGGCTACGGCTACGGCGACGGCGACGGCGACGGCTACGGCTACGGCGACGGCGACGGCGACGGCTACGGCGACGGCGACGGCTACGGCTACTGACGATCGGCGCCCTGCAATTCGGGGCGCCTACCCTTTTTCGATGTCCCACGAACTCCAGGCGCAGTCGGACCCGCTCGCAGTCGCCGAGCACGTCGCGCAGGCGTTCAAGTCGCAGCCCGAGCTGTTCGACCCCGCCGCGTTTTCGGCTGAGGAGCTCGAAACCGTCCGCGCCGCGCGGTCCCTGAGCCGCTACAACGGCGCTCGAACGCGTTCCGAGGCACGCGTGGCCACGGTCGTTGCCCTCCGGCAGCAGGGCTGCTCCCTGCGCGAGATTGAGCGCAGGACGGGCATGGATACGCGTCTGGTCTCCATCGTGATCCGGGAGGCTGAGCGCGCCCAAATTGTACCAGCATTGAAGGAGATGGTAACGCGCCGGCTCGCCGAGACCACCGAGCGCGCCCTCGATCGGCTGGACCAAGAGCTAGGCCATGGGACGCCCGATGCGCAGCTGGTGCGCGCGCTAGGGGTTGTCGCGGGTATCGGCGCCGACAAAATCGCGGCGGCCTCGACGCCGGCCGGTGACCTCCACCTCCACCAGCACGTTCACCTGGCCGGCGTGGATCCCGCCCGCGAGTACCTCAAAGCGAGGGCCGAGGCGCTGGCAACTGAGTCCGACTCTGTTGGATCTGGCGTTGTTTCCAGTGTTTCAGGGGGTTTCTCGGCGTCTGCTGCCGATCTGGCTGCATCTGCTGTCCGGTCCGAGGCCGCCCCGATCGACGTCCAGGCCGAGACCGTCAGCCACTCCGACCAGTTGAACCAGTCGGAGGCCGAAGTCCGGGACGGGGCGGGGGGGGTCCGGCCTGCGGCCGGCCCCGGCCCCTCGGGAGATGGCATGGATTGAAACCACTTTATGAACACACGCCCCCCAGCAACGCGTGCCGCGTCCATCCAGTGCCCCAACTGCGGGGCGTCCGCCTGGTCGCCGAACCCGAACGGCATCGCGACGCTGTCCTGCGACTACTGCGGAACGAACCGTAGTTCGTCCCTCATGGTGGAGTTTGACGCGCTTTGGGGTGCCAAGACCTGCGACCCCCTCTCACTCAACTCCATCGGAGCCATCGGCGTCGCTGCCGCCTCAATGTCCGCCACCTTATGATCGACCACCCCACCATTGACTCGGCCGAGGTTGCGCAACGCCTTGGCATCACCGTCCAGGTGCTGCGACGGATCCGAAAAACGACCCTCGTCGAGGGAACCGACTGGTTCCGGGATGGGAATCGGGTGGTGATCGCGGAAAACGCGTTCGAAAAGATCCGCGCGGCCATGGTTCCTCAATCCGAGGAAAAAGAGGCCCCGCAGACGCCCGGCGGCGAGCCCACGCTGCCCCAGGACGAGCCGCAGAAGGAGGTGCGCTGTGCGGTGGTGGTGAGCTGCTGCCGCGTGTTTGACGGCAAGCGCAGGCATTATGCCAACCCCTGCGTGATCCAGGCTCGGATCGAGGAGACCGGCGAAAAGGTCTTCGTCCGGGTGAAGCACAGCCAGAACTACGCGCCGAAGTGTCGGGACGGCACCGTGATGACCCTCACGATTGAAAAGCGCGGGACGCAGTGGGCGGCCTGCGGAAGGGCCCCGCGGTTCCCCGGAAAGTGGTGACCCATGAGCATCCCCAAACAGCCGTTCAAGGCCGTGATCCAGAGGTGCCTCTGCGGGAACCCGGCGGAGAAGCGCACGGGATCCGGGTGGTCGTGCATGCGGTGCATCAACTCGCAGAAGGACAAAGCATGAGTCACAAAGCCTCAACCTACATGCCTTGGGTGATCGGGGACTACCTCAAGGACACGATGCACCTGTCGACCGTGCAGCATGGCGCCTATCTTCTCCTCTTGGGAGCCTATTGGACGCGCTCCGGCCCACTGCCCGACAGCGACGAGTTCCTGGCGGCCACGACGCGCCTGACCGTTCCCCAGTGGCTGAAGATCCGTCCGGTGATCTCGGGATTCTTCACGGTCGAGGACGGGTTCTGGCGTCAGAAGCGGGCGGACCTCGAGCTCCAGAAGGCGATGACGAAGAAGGCCAAGGCGTCCCAGAGCGCCGCGGCAAAGTGGAAACAGCACCCGTCTCGGACGGGCAAGAACGGTCTTCCAAGCACGACTCCCGCATCCGGTTCGCAGATGCTCCAAGGATGCGAACGCAGTCCGAACGCATCCTTGGAGCAATGCTCCTCATCCTCATCCTCATATATGAGGAGGAGGAGAGCGGATGGATCTGATGCTCCAGCAGAGCGAACGCATACCCCAGAGCCCGATTCCGACGTCGACGTTGCAGAGTTGCAGCAGGTCGAGGCGGTCTGGTCCCTGTACCCGAAGAAGACCGAAGTCCTGGAGGCGAAGGTGGCCATCAGATTGGCCATCCGCCAGCACGGCTTTGACTCGGTCATGGTCGGAACCCGGGCGATCGTCGACGCCGACTCGGCCAAGAACCCGACCGTGGCGCCTCCTGGAAGGTTCCTTCCCCGCCCGAGCGAGTTCTTTGCCGCCGCCAGGTTCCTGGACGACCCGGCGCAGTACGGGCCGCGCCGCGCCCCGCTCGAACAGCGCGACCTCCGCAAGGCGATCGAGGATTTGCGCAAGGCGATCGCCGAGCATCCGGGCAACCCCTCGTCCCTCGAGGGGGCTCTGCATCGAAAAAAAGAGGCGCGGGATGGCTACTATGCCCTCTGTGACCAGCTCAAGGTGCTCCTCGCGGAGCAGTCCCGCCAGATGGCCGGGGATGACGCTGCGGGAGGTGCCCATTGAGCAACCGCCGACCGCCTCGTCGCGACCAGCCGGTGGACCCGGTGCCCGAGGACCGGCTGCCGCCCCATTCGCCCCACGCGGAGCGCGGCGTACTGGGCTGCCTCCTGATCGACGGCGCGACCGCGGTGGACCGTCCGGGCAAGGGTGAGGCGCTCGAGGAATGCCTGCGCCGCAAGATCGAGCCCGGCCACTTCTACGACCTTCGGCACCAGCGGATCTTCACCGCCGTCCGGTGCCTTGCCGAAGAAAACAAGCCGGCGGATCTCATCGTCCTGTCGCAGCACCTCCGGAATTCCGGTGAGCTCGAGGCGGTGGGCGGGCTCACCTACCTGAACCAGCTGGAGACCGAAGTGCCGTCGGCGTCGAACGTGGGTTTCTACCTGGGAATCCTCGCCGAGAAATTTGTCCTTCGCCAGGTGCTCCAACTGTGCGTCAGCACCAGCGCCTCGGTCTTCAGTCACGACGGGGACGTCGCGGAATTCGTCGGGCGCTTCGAGACGTCGGCTCTTGCGCTGTCGGAGAGTCACGTCCCGACGGAGTATGTCCCGATCCCGACCTGCGTTCCGGCCTACATTGACGCCATCGAGGCTCGTTTCCGGGGAAAGCAGGAGATCACCGGGCTGCCGACACCCTTCTGGTATCTCAACAACATTACGTGCGGGCTCCAGCCGCGCGAGTTCATCGTGATCGGCGCCCGGCCGTCGTGCGGCAAGACGGCCTTTGCCTTGGACCTGATGCGCCACGCCAGCCACACCGGGACCGGCGTCTTGTTCTTCAGCATCGAGATGGCGAAGCAGGAGATCATGGGCCGCGTCATCGCCGCCGAGGCCCGCGTCGACGGCATCAAGCTGCGGAACGGCTTCTGGAAGGAGAACAAGAGCGACGACATCACCAAGGCCACGGGCCGCGTGGGAACCTGGTCCAAGTTCCTGATCGACGATCGGTCCTACGTCACCGGCCAGGACGTGTTCATTGCCGCGCGGCGGGCAAAACGGCAGTTCGGGATCGGTCTGGTCGTGGTGGACTATCTCCAGCTCATGCAGGCCGTCCGGCAGTACCCGACCCGCCTCGAAGCCGTCGCAGAATGCTCGGCCTGGCTCAAGCGCACCGCCAAGGAGCTCGACCTCCCGGTGGTGGCGTGTGCCCAGCTGAGCCGGGATAGCGAAAAAGAAAGAGCGGGCCGGGCTCCGCTGATGAGCGACTTGCGCGAGTGCGGAAACATCGAGCAGGACGCCGACGTGATCGCCCTCCTGTACGAGCCCAAGCTCTGCGAGGACGAGTACGACGACGTCAAGTGGATGGAGCACCACGTCCCCGACGATCCCAAGGAGGATTCGGAGTGGATGGCGGGAGTGTGCGACACGGTGGCGGGCAAGATGGGCAAGTCGGTCCAGGTGAATCGCGGATGGGCGGAGGAATTCCGGCGGATCAACCTGGTGGTGGCCAAGAACCGCAACGGGCAGACCGGACCTTGCGAGCTCGTCTACCAAAGGCGCTCCACGCGCTTCGTTGATGCCCACTCGCCGAAGCGGGTGAAGGAGGAGAAAGGCCAACTGATATGACGCAGGCGAGCATCATCGAAGCCATTGTCGGCGCCGGCTGTTCGGTGCGACTTCTGGCAGATGGAAAGGCGAGCATCACGGGCCCGGTCCCGGACAATGTGCTGGCGGCCATCCGCGCGGACCGCGACGCGTTCCTGGAGGCGTGGAAGGCCTACGAGGCGGACCGGTACCTCAAGCACCCGCCCAGCGTGCTGCCGCTGCGGCCGCAGCCGACGGTGTGGGATGCTCCGACGTACAAGCTGGTCGAGTCCTACGTGCGGCACCAGCCGGACACCGTGGTGCAGTGGACTGTGTTCCGGGCCAGCGACTACCTGGAGAAGCGCAACTGGAGCGACCAGCAATGCACCGCGACGGCGCTGGACGACCTACTACGCTGGCAGATGCACCGGCACCCGGATCCGGTGCTGTCACTCAAAACCTTCGACGAAGTGGCGAGAATTCGCTGAATTATGGCAAACGACCTGAAAGAACTTATCGAGGCGTTCGTGGCCGAACGCGACAAACTGCGCGCTGAGTTGGATGCAGTGCGTAGGACGCTGGACAACTACGTCGGTGAGCACCCGTCCGACGATTGGCAGAAGGAGTGCAGCTGGGAGTTTGCGTGTGCCACGGAGTGGAACAAGGTCGCGACTGCGTTCTACACGGCGGTCAAGTCTGGGAACTTGGCTGGGCTGAACCAAGCGTGCGGCGAGTACCAGCGCGCGCAGGCGCTCCACGACCTGTGCTTGTCCACTTTCCGAAGGCGCCAAGAGGACCAGCGACGGGCTGACGCGAAAGCCCGCGGCGTGGCCAAGCCATGACCTTTGCCGACCTCATCGCCCAGGAGCCTGAGCACCCGCTGTTGCCTCTGCCCACGGAGGCGCAGCTGGACGGGCTCATCCGCAAACTTGGCCCGGACGGAGCGCTGCAGCGGTGGCAGTCGATGTGCGGCTACAGGCGGGACCTGCCCGCGAAGGCGGAGGTGGACCCTGTTCGCTTCGCGCCGCGGCCGGCCTTCTGGCGCGCCGCGCGCCGCCTCGCGGCGGATCCTGAGCTCAAGCTCCTGGTGCTGCTCGGGGGCAACCGGTCCACGAAGTCCTTCTTCAGCGCCTACCTGCTCATGGAGACGGCGCTGGGCATCACGGCGCAGGAGCGCGTGCGCAGCGAGGGCGTGACGTTCCTCGTGACATCCGAGACCGAGGACTCCAGCAAGGACACGGCGCAGAAGATCATCTGGGCGCTGCTGCCAAACGCGCTCAAGGCGCTCAACGGAAAGCGCGATCACACGCACTTCGTCCACTACAGCCTCAAGAATGGGTTCACCGACAACGTGCTGGTGCTGCCGAGCGGTGTCCGCATCCAGTTCGCGACGTACAACCAGGATCCAGGCGCGTGGGAAGGGCGAGAGCTCGGATTGAAGCACCGGCGGACGATCGCGTGGTGGGCCGACGAGAATCTTCCACTGCCGTGGTTCCTGATGTTCCAACGCCGTGGCCGGTACCGTCCCGGCTTCGGCGTCTGGTCGTTCACGCCGATCAACGGGATCACCAACACGATCAAGGAAGCGGTGGGCACCGGCCTGGTGCGCATCACGCGGACCGCGAAGCTGCTACCACCGCAGCAGGTGCTTGTTCCCGGCCTCAAGCCCGGGCGGGTGCCGTTCGTGCAAGACGGCGCCGACGGCGCCACCAAGGTGTGCTACTTCCATTCGGACCTGACCCCGTTCGGATCCGGTGGAACTCCCTACTCCAAGCTCGTGGCCGAGCAGGTCGAGGGCAAGACCAAGGCCTACATCCTCGCCGTGTATTACGGATTCACCCAGGACGTCTCCGGGCGGGCGTTCCCGAAATACTCGCGGCAGACCCACATGGTGCCGCGCTCGGCGCTTCCCTACCGCGGCACCAACTACCTCATCATCGACCCCGCCGGCGGCCGCTCGTGGTTCATGCTCTGGGTGCGCGTCGCCCCCGGGAACCCCCGCAAGCTCTGGTTTTACCGGGATTGGCCGGACCGGCGGCGGCACGGCGAGTGGGCGGTGCCGACCTCGCGGCAACTCACCGCGGACTCCCGGCGGGGACGCGACGGCGACACCGGGCCGGCACAGCGCAATCCCGGCTGGGGCGTGGGCCGCTACAAGCAGGAGATCCTCAAGGAGGAGACCATCGAGATGAAGCTGGGCAAGGACGGTCTCTGGGTGGATCCGGACCCGTACCGACGGGCGCGCCTCAACGATGCGATGCGCGGGGCCGGCGAGAAGCCCGTGTCCAGCGTCGTGGCGCCCGACGGTTCGGAGCGCGCGGTGTGGACCGAGGACCAGGTGGCGGCGGTTCGCGCGAAGCTCAAGTCGCCGGTCCGTGAGGAAATCTACATGCGCTTCATCGACCCGCGCGCCGCCGGCCAGCCGCAGGCCGCGGAGAAGGGCGGCGTGACGCTGCTGACCCTGTTCGACGAGCAGCAGAAGGCCGCCGACGGGACGGTGATCGCGGAGCCGATGCCACTGGTCCAGGCGTACTCCGGACGGGACGTGGACGAGGGCATCCGGGCGATGAACGACCTGCTGGACTTCGATGAGGAGCGACCGATCGTGCCGGCCCTGAACGAGCCGAGGCTGCGCGTTGTGGACGTCTGCGAGCAGCTGGATTGGGCGCTCAACAACTACACCGGCGAAGGTGGTGAGTCGGACGGCGGCAAGGATCCCGCGGACGCGATGCGCTACGCGGCGCTCACCGATGACATTCAGCACGTGGAACCCGGCCTGGGACGGATCCGCAAAGGATGGAGCTACTGATGGACCTGAAAGCGTTGCCCGAGTTGCTGACCCGCTCGAAGTTCTGCGAATTGACCGGGATTCCGGCCCGGACCGTGGACTGGCTGAGGGCCACCGGGCGCCTGCGGGCGTGGCGGATTCCGGGGGGCAGCCGCCACCTCTACCCGAAATCGGAGGTTGCGCGCCTCCTCGAGTCGGGGTATGCGACCCATGCGCAATCGCCGAGCGCCGTGCCGCCAGCACCTGCGTCAGTGCATGCACATGCAAGCACCTGACGCGCTAAGCGCGATCCCGCTTTCACCGAACGAGCCCCGGGTCGGGGACCTCATTGCCGAGTTCCAACGCTGCGGACCCGTCGTGGGTCCGTGGAACCGTGCCCAGGACAACGAGCGCACCCGCTTCGCCCTCTGGGACAACCAGACCCCCGACGGAAAGAAGAACTCCGTCGGCGACTTCGAGGCGAAGCCGTGGGATGGAGCGTCGGACCTGCGCGTATTCCTCGCCGACGACATCATCAACGAGGACGTGGCCACCCTGACGACCGCGTTCTGGCGCGCCCTGGTGCGCGTGGAGGGTGTAGAGCCGGACGATGCCGGCGCGGCCGCCGTGCTGACGCGCATGCTGACGTGGCTCTGCAAGACGAAGCTCTACACGTCGTTGGTGCGTGAGGTGGAGCTCTCCGCGCAGTACCGCCAGACGTACGGATGGGCCGCGGTGCACGTGACGTGGCGGCGCGAGATAGCGATGCGCAACGAGTGCCTCAAGCTCGAGGACTTCACCCGCGTGATGCCCGGGCTGGCGGCTGCCATCATGGACCCGGAGCGCGACGACGAGACGATCGCCATGCTCCAGTCCGTGTACGACCAGGTCGCGGACTTGAAGGCGCGCGAAATCGGGATCGAGGACGCTCCGGACCTGAAACGCGCGACGCTCAAGAAGGCGCTCGGCGAGCTTCGGGAATGCGGCATGACTCACCTGCCGGTTCCCTACATCGCCCGGAACGAGCCCGAAATCTTCACCCTTCGACCCTGGCAGGACATCTTCGTGCCCGACGAGATCGGCGACCTGCAGCGCGGGCGGTGTTACGTGCGCAACTGGTTTCGCGAGGAGGAGCTGCGCGCCAAGATCCGGACCGATGGATGGGATGAGGACTGGGTGGATCAAGCGGTCAAGACCCGCGGGCAGCTGAGTGTCTGGACGCGGCCGGGTGCCTTGCTCGACGGTTCGCAGTGGTCGGTCATCACGAACTCGCTGAGCCCCTGGATCGAAGTGGTGACCTGTTACTCGCGCCGCGTAGACGAGGACGGAGTGCCGGCGATTTACTGCACGGTGTTCAGCCCGCACGTCAGCAAGACGATCGACGCGAAGGCGGACCTGGTGGCCACCCACGGCATCCTCGACTACCAGCACGGCGAGGTGCCTGTTCCCGCGTCACCCCGGGAGTGGTGGTGCCGTTCGATCACGGCGGCCCGCGGCATCCCAGAGATGGCGGCGCCCGAGCAGCGGGTGAGCAAGGTGATGCAGGACTCGCTCATCGACCGCACGAGCCTGACGACGCTGCCGCCGAAGCTCATCCCCGAGCGCCTCATGGACGAGGACTACGAGTTCGGACCGGCGTCGTCGGTGCCCATGCGCCGCGGCGAGGAACCGAAGTTCATGCAGGTCCCGCCCAACGACGGCGTGGCGCAGGCGGTGCTCACGTGGGCCTCGGCGCAGGTGGACCAGCGTTTCGCGCGCCTGTCCCCGACGGTGTCGCCGGCGCGCGTGCAGACCCGCCAGCAGCACATGGTCGCAGGGTTCCTGGCGATGTGGACGACGGCGTTCAAGCAAGTGCTGGCGCTCTGCCTCCAGTACATGGCGCCAAGTGAGTTCGAGCGCATCACGAAGGTGCCCAAGCCCAAGATGGCCCCGGACGAGATCGCGAACCTGTACGACTTCATCCTGCAGGTGGACGTGCGCGAGCTCGACGTGGACTACTCACTCAAGCAGCTCGAGGCGGTCAGCAAGTTCGTGCTGCCCGAGGACGCGGCGGGTGTCATCGACCGGTCGAAACTCATCCGGGAGAAGCTCAACGCGATCAACCCTCTGCTCGGCCAGAAGCTGGTGTCCGATGTGGCCGGCGCGCAACAGAAGCTCTTTCAGGACGTGTCCACCCAGATCGCGAGCATGTTCCTCGGCAACCCGCCGCAGCTCGTGGAGAACGACCCGACCGCTCCGATCCAGCTGCAGTTCGCCGCGCAGATCGTGCAGTCCAATCCCAACTACCAGCAGGCGCTGATGGCCAAGGAAAGCCGGTTCTCGGCCCTGATGGAGAACTGGACCAAGAACCGGATGCAGTCCCAGGTCCAGCAACAGAACAAGACGGTCGGCCGCCTCGGTGTCGCCCCGGTCCAAGGATAGCCCATGTCACTCGAACCCGAGCTCAAGAAGCAGCTGGAAGGTATCCAGAACTCGCCGGCGTCATCGGCGCTGCGCGCCTTGGTGTACTCCCACCGGAAGGAATGGAGTGCCCAGCTGCTCGGCCACCCGGACAGCGTCACCGACCGGTCCCGCGAGTACGCCGCGGGCGCCGCCGCCGCCCTGGAACAGCTCTACGACGAACTCGCCAAGCTCATGGCCTGGCGTAAATCCCCGCCCGACCCCGATCATCACCCCGCCCCGCTACCGGATGGCCGCTTTCGAGTCGACCACCACCAGCCACAAAGTTGACGATTGGGCGACCACACCCTACGGCCCGAACAGCGCCCTCGACCAGGTCGGGATCAGCCGCGCCCGCAGTCAGGACGCCGTCCGCAATAACCCGTGGCTGCGCAAAGGGCTGAAACTGGTCGTCAACCACACCATCGGCTGCGGCATTCAACCGCGCCCGAAGATTGATGACC